TGCCCGCAATATTGAGATTGTTGGGCTGATCTTTGAAAATTAAGATATATGTAGGGTTGGCAGAGTGGCCAATTGCTCCGCGCTGTAAACGCGGCGACCGAAAGGTCTGCGGTGGTTCGAATCCACCACCCTGCACCAAATTTAGGGTCTCCGACAATTGGGTCGGAGACCCTGAACAAGAGAGTTTTGTGTCTGAGCGTGGGCCAATTTGGTCGGCCACACCGTTCGGGGCGGTGCCTATGCTGGTTCAAGTCCAGTCGCTCAGACACAAAACTTTTTCAGTCGTTGGTTCATGGGTTGATCCGCTGGTCTGGAGCCAGATGCAAGGGAGTTCGATTCTCTCACGACTGACCAATTTAAGTTACAAACGAGTATGGGTCTGCTAGGTGAAAATTCTACGTTGTCAGCGTGGAGATGACGGGTTCGAATCCCGTATACTCGTCCAAATTCAAAGGGTCGCTGGTGTAAGCAACGCGTCTAGGCTCCAAACTTAGAAGTTATGGGTTCAAATCCTATACGGCCCGCCAAATTAGTTTATAGGGATGTAGTACAATGGCAGTACGGCGGTCTCCAAAACCGCGTCAATGGGGGTTCGAGTCCTCTCATCCCTGCCACGTTTCAATAGGTGTGTAGCCCGCGATACCTTCGAAGGCCGGGAATGATTCAATAGGCGCTGAAAACAACGTGATGAGAACAGTTGGCGAAATCCCAACCACGCCTGCCAAGATTTATAAGAGTTGTGACCAATGAGAATATCGTAGGAAAGGTTTAATAGACCAGACCTCAATTGTACAGTATCTATGAAACGGTACTGTGGACTGTAGATAGCCTTTCTAATTTGAAAGCGTTCGGTCAAGTTGCAAATTTGATTGCGGAGAGTGACAGAAATGTCATCCCTGCGTGCCGTAGCATCAGGCGAGCAATCAAATTGAATTTGGGGGTGTAGCTGAGGGGTTTAGCGACGGTGTGAAATACCGTAGACGTAGTATCGACCACTATCACCCCCACCAAATTGTACAATGAGTTCGTGACCGAGAGGCCGATGGTGGCAGGTTGTAACCCTGCATCTTAACCGACACGTAGGTTCGAATCCTACCGAACTCACCAAACAACGCTAGGTTAGCTCAAATGTCAGAGTATCCGTTTTGTACGCGGGTTTATGGGGGCAGCAATCCTCACCTAGCACCAACACAATGGTGTCATCGTCTAAGAAAGGATACCGGCCTATCGCGCCGGAGATGTGAGAAGCTGGTACCGGCTAACTCATTAGACACCGCCAACATGCAGTAGTAGTTCAATTGGTAGAATACGACCTTGCCAAGGTTGAGGTTACGGGTTCGAGTCCCGTCTACTGCTCCAATTACAATGTCCCTATAGCTCAGTGGATAGAGCGTCTGGCTACGAACCAGAAGGTCGGGAGTTCGAATCTCTCTAGGGATGCCAAACAATCGATTCGTTAGCTCAGCGGCAGAGCGGCAGGTTGTTAACCTGCGGGTCATGGGTTCGATCCCCATACGAATCGCCACTTTAGTTGTTGCTTCACAAGATGTAAAAGCGTAAGATACAAGATCAATAAACGGGCGCGTGGCCGAGTGGACTATGGCATCGGACTGTGGGCGAAGCGACTAACGGCGCTAATCGAGTTCAAATCTCGTAAGCCAAGAGTAATCCGACGTGGGGAAACCCCAATCACTGGTTCGAATCCAGTCGTTCCCGCCAATTAAGGAATAGTAATGGAACCGAAAACGATGTCTCTTCACGATATACAGGGTGGAACGATCACGGTGAGAACGACTCATAAATCCATGGCAACATCCATAGGATACATGGAGCGCATCATTGAAACTCTTCTGAAAGAGGGCGTCGATGAATTGTACACCAGTGTGCAAGCTATATCGGTTTTGCAATGTGGAAGCGGTTCATCCTTTCATCCTGCGCTAGAAGATGAGGTTGGTAATACAGATACCACCAAAGGCCCTGTGTTGTGTGGCCATGTGACACTTCCCGGTTATACCGGAATGGTCAAGGTTTACGCTGTATTGGCGCTGTCAACCGGTGAAAACGTTTAACATGATCACCGAAAAAGAACGCGAAGTTTCTATCATTCTTTTCAGTCGATACTACAGTATCATTCTGAATGCGCAGTACATGTATTTGCGGGAGATGCCTCCAAAATGTGGGTTTTATGACCTCAGAAAACTCTGCTTGGAAGGTATGACCAATACAGCCGCTTACCCGTTCGATAAGTTGTGCCGATGGATTGGTTTTGTGCAAGGCGTATTAGCATCGGTGGGAGCGATTGATGTAGATGTAGAGCGCGATCAAACGCGACCATTTCTTCACATGCTTCACCCTGAAAAGATTCCATCCTTTGATTCTGAAAAGCCAAAGAAAGTCTGGCGTCCTCTCGATGACTCACCATCCGACGCATGTGACGTTTGGTTGCTGCAACGGTGCGGTATAGAAGAAAGGGGATTCTATCGTCAAATCTGGCGAAAGGATGGAATGCAGTTTGTTTTCTTGGGTTCCAATTCTTGGATGGCAGCATGGCGCGAAGGTGATGACGCTTGTGTCTCGTGGTGTCCAAGAGAAGCTGGAGATTGAGGTAGTATTCGTCCGTATCAGGTTTGCATATCGATGAAGCGGGTCTGCCCCGTGGAGATAACTGCAAGATGGGTCGGGTGCGGACGAATAAAACTTTTGTCTGAAATGTGAAAGTCGCAGGAGTAGCCTCTTAACGTTTGCTTGGTGCGTCCCACCTCTTGTAGGCATGCCGGGACTAGGGTTCGATTCCCTTAGAACGCCGCTAGGTTGAGACGAAAGGACTACATCGCGAAGCATCGAAAGCCAACCATGGAACGGTGGACGGTGTTAACGGTCGGTTTCAGACAATTTATTTGGGGGTTGGGTCTGCTAGGCGTGGACACCGCACTTGCAATGCGGCTAATCAGGTGAGTTCGATGCTCACAACCTCCACCAAATTTGTTAGATGCGGTAGAAAGCCAGCTTTCGTAATACCGTACACCTGAAAGACCTTCGGTACTGTGAGTCGAGTCTCACCTAACAATGTAATTACGGGGACGTAGTTTAATCTGGATAAAACACTTGGCTGGCAGCTAAGTAGAATTCGGTTCAAGGCCGAACGTCTCCACCAATAGAATAATTTAGGTTCGAAACCTAGTGCCTCATATAAATACATGAAGAGAGGGATTCTTCATGTATTCAGTATACAAAACCGTAAATCTGACCAATGGTAAGTATTACATTGGTGTTCATAAAACGGATGATCCAAATGATCGGTATTTGGGGTCTGGAAAATTACTTCAGACCGCCGTTAAGAAATATGGTATCGCCGGATTTGTTAAGCATGTTTTAGCCATATTCGATGATCCAGAGTCGGCCTTTGCTATGGAGGCAAATCTTGTGACCAAAGAAGTGGTAGCAAGTGGAAAATGCTACAATATGAAAATCGGCGGGTATGGAGGATTTGATCTAGTAAATCAAACTAAGGATTGTAGTGATCCGATCTATTTACAGAAGCTTTCTGATTCGGCAAAAGCGCATCATAAACGCGGACACCCCGCAAGTTTCAAATATCGTCATGACAATAGATGCATGGGAAAATCGATCCCCGGATGGAAGCAAACTCAAGATGCAAAAGATCGAATGTCGGAAACTAAGCGTAAAAACAAAGTAGGAGTTGGTGAAAAGAACTCACAAGCTGGTACAATGTGGATAACCAATGAACTTTCCAATAGAAAGATCAATAAGTGCGACCCCTTACCAGAAGGGTGGCGCAAGGGTAGAAATATGTGATATATTTGGAACGCTGACATAGTGGCCGTGTACCTGACTCTTAATCAGTGAGAGAAATCTCTAGCTCAGTTCGATTCTGAGGCGTTCCACCAAACAATGTCGGGTAAGGGAAACTCCGGAGCGAGTAACTCCGCCCTCCCGGCTCCACTTCGGGTTTGTAGCTTAACTGGTAGAGCCTCTGACTCTTAATCAGATTGATGTCGGTTCGAAGCCGACCAAACCCACCAAATTTCGGAGAGACGAATGAGCAACGATAACGAATCGAAGGCACTTGACATATTACGTTTTACCCCTGAAGAAATTGCCGGGGTTGAACGAACATATAACGTTAAGTGGGACGAGATGTCAGAGTTGAGCAAAGTTTTCAAGGGAGTGATTTATCGATCCTGCTTTTCTCCGGAAGCAATCGCGAACTACGTCATGTACGGGGATGAGGTTCCAAAGAAAGAATAATCCTACCCGGCTCCACAACACAGTGAAGAGTGCTGTCTGAGATTTCCGGGGTGGAATAATGTGATACAATGGGTCGTTGGCAGAATGGTTATGCATCGGACTTTTAATCCGGGAAGCGGAAATCTTCAATCTCGGTTCGATCCCGAGGCGACCCACCAATTCAGGAACAGATATGCCTTTCATCGAAAACGTTCCACTCATGGACATTGTGAAAGGCCATCATCGTGATGCCGGAGAAAACAGTGTGCTTATCCAAATCGTGGATAACGATATGGACTTTCCGAAACCGGCAGCATCGTTCAAAGAGACCCACAAATTCAAGTTCTTGGATGTTGAGGGTGGACAAATCGTTCTAGAACCAGAGTTCCGCATCAGCGACTTCCAAGCCGGTTGTCTAGTGGAAATTCTGAAATCTGCTTTGGCCAAGGACATGAACGTCATTGTACATTGTCATGCAGGCGTGTGCCGGTCTGGCGCAGTCTGTGAAGTCGGTGTCATGATGGGATTCAATGACTGCAAGCGGTATCGCCAGCCGAACCTTCTGGTGAAACACAAGATGATACAGGTATTAGGCTGGACATATGACCCAGATGAAGGACATAATCTGGTAGACGGTACAGGATTTGATTAATCACGGGTCGCTAGCTCAATGGTAGAGCATCGGACTTTTAATCCGGTGGTTGTGGGTTCGAGTCCCACGCGACCCACCAAATTGACACGATCATGAAAACGAATCAACGGCGTAATACGCCCAAAAATCAAAGCTTTGACTATGGTTACGCCATGTTCCAAAGCAGGAACAACCATGGTCTGGGCTTCTCTGACCATGATGGCGGTCGCCGTGGGAGTGCCAAGGATGTAAAGGAACAGAAGAAAATCCAATCTCGCAAGCGTCGCTTCAAACAAAAGCGTATAATGGTCATAGATATAGAGACAGACTTCGGAAACGGCGTCGGTCTCCTTTACCGGAGAATGTAATGAATCGTAGAGAAGTCTATGAACAAGGCCAAGCGGCAAAACAGGAAGGTAAGCTTCGTGTTAGCCCCTACTCAAAGCTTGAGTTGAACGCTTTGTGGTACGGTGGCTACGATGGAGTCAACATTCATATCCTGAAAAGGGATAGCTTGGAACGAGAAAAGCGAGATTTCGCAAGGATTGGGTTGAACAATGTTTAGCATCACTTTCTGTCCGTATTGTGGTAAAAATGACGATACGGCACCCGAAACAACTGACGATGACGGGAAACCACTGGATATCTTTGTGGCCGAAATCATCGATGGTGAAGATGATTGGCACGATCACGCATATAAGTGGTCATGTGGTCATTGTAGTAGATATTACTACGTGACAGAATAAACAAATGCTCTGTTCGTCTAGGGGTCTAGGACACTACGTTCTCAGCGTGGGAACACCGGTTCGAATCCGGTACGGAGTACCAAACGAAGAAGGTTGCACATGATACCGGAACGCTTCACTAAATCTGAAGAAATTCTTCTTGATTATTGGCACGGTCTTCTGAAAGACGCGTGGAACAAAAAACAAGACGACATCAAGGTGCGACTCGGAGAAGACAATGAACACTATTTGCGATATGACACCCAAACATTCAAGAACTAAGGAACAGTTACGGGCATTGATCGAAATCTCTCTGGAAGATGTGAAAACAGCGACCAAGAAAGTCACCGCCTTCAAAATCTATTCTCGCGAAGAAGCCGTAGCCTTGGCCGCCATCGCGAAAGAAGAACTGGAAAAGATTGGAAAGCTTTGGGATGAAGCGATAGCAAGGTGTGAAAAGCTGGAATAATAGAATGAGGATGTTCGGGGGTAGGTGTGGTGGAATTGGTAGACACGCCTGACTGTGAATCAGGTTTTTGCGAGTTCGAGTCTCGTCATCTACCCCCGAACAGCTTAGATAACATAGAGAACAAGGTATGTCACTTGACCAATTCACCTTCGGTAAGTCCGCGTCATCCGTAAGACTGGCGGCGATGGTCTCTTTGGAGAAGCCGACCGTTCTTCGAGCCGTTCAACAGCTTTTGACTCAAAGTAACCGCGTGAGTAAAGAAATCATGTCGGTTGGAACCCATACAAGTCGAGCGCACTTGATGCGTCTTCATCGAAGGGATGTCTTGGAAAGAGCTTTAGGAAATCCGGTCATCCCGGAACATATCAAAACCTATGTGGCCAATGTAGCTATCGGTCACATGAAAGAAGCAATGCGATACTCGACTGATTAACGTCGATGGACAGTCATCGAGGATTGCTGTAGAATATTTTGCCCTCGTGATGAAATTGGTAGCCATACTACATTCAGATTGTAGGTTCTGGGAGTTCGACTCTCCCCGAGGGCACCACTCAATTAAGGATTCGATCATGTTAAAACATTGCCCGGATTGTAACAAGTTTGCGATCTTTCAATCGCTCCACACCTGTCCACCTGTCAAGAAATCTATTGAATACGTTCCACCATCGATAAAGGATATCGCTGAGGCCAGTCCGGTAGCTGCAAGGCGTCCAAGTCCATTGTACCGTGGTGGCTCCATACGAGCCGCACAGGAAGCACAGAGCCGTCGTTTGTCACGCGGCTATGGCAGTCCCAGCTACGCCCCAGCGGCTTCTACGGTGGTCGTACAGGATTCCTCCGGCGACATCATCGACACTGCTATCGATTTGATGATTCTAGAGTCGGTACTGGAATCGTCAGGTTCGAATTTGTCACCTGATACATCGTCCTACAGTTCTTCAAGCGATTCGTCTTACGACTCAAGCAGCGATTCCTCATCGTGCGACAGTTCATCGTCATCCGATTCATCGAGTAGCAGTTGTGATTCTGGATCATCCAGCAGCGATTATTGGTGAGACTATGACCACGATCAAAGAAATGGTGAAGGATGGGAAAACGGTAAAGTTCAGTCATTATCGTCACAACCAACTCTGGTACAAAACAGACTGCGGTTTTCAATTCGCCGTCCCTGTCTCCGATATTGGAGATGCCAGCTTCCACGCCGAAGAGCGTGCCATCACGCTGATGCGATATATTCGCAAGCAGATGGACGTGAACAAGGAAGGGTTGGCAGATTCTTCGTTAGACTCTTTTGCAGAAACAACGCAGCCGTAGCTCAGATGGTAGAGCAGTGGACTGAAAATCCGCGTGTCGTCAGTTCGATTCTGACCGGTTGTACCAAACAATGCCCCTGTACGCAAATTGGCAAAGCGGCTCGCCTCAAAAGTGAGTGATAGTGTGAGTTCGAGTCTCACGAGGGGCACCAACGAGGGTATGATTCATGGGTGATATAATCTATCTGGTAACGTTACTCACGTTATTATCTATCCAATCGCTAATCATCAAGCGAATCAACCCGACTCGCGGGATGACGATTCTCTGGTTGGTCATAGCATTCATCCCTGTGTTCAATACCGTCTTTTTGATTTTCGTCTTGATTTACCTTCTGGCCGATTTCTTGAACGGTAAACGCCGAAGTATTCAGCAATGGCTGGACACTCCTACGGTGAACCGGGTCAAAAAGGAATAAATACAAGATGTATGTACAATCAAAACATAATACGATACAATGCCCCTGTAGCTCAATGGACGAGCGCCAGAATTCGACTCTGGAGGATGCAGGTTCGAGTCCTGTTAGGGGTTCCAAATAACACGGTTGTAGCTCAATTGGATGTAGCACTAGCTTGCGAAGCTAGAGGATGTGAGTTCGAGTCTCACCAATCGTACCACTTACGCCCGGACTATAGCTCAGTGGCAGAGCAATTGGCTGATAACCGATAGGTCGATGGTTCAAATCCATCTAGTCCGACCAACATAAAGAGAAAATTTATGGACAGCACCCTTCGGGAAAAATTCCTCACCAAGACAGAAGATTCTGGGCGTTTCATCGTAACCTCAGTCCGCACCGGACGCGAATATGCGGTTGAACCTATCCTTGGCAATCGCGTCAAGTGGGGCGACCTCGACCCAGCCACCAAGAAGCTTCAGGGCAATTACGGCCAGAAGTACAAGGGTGGTGTGGAACCGGGTGAGTCCATGGTCACCAAAGAGAACTTTGCAAAGGTTCATGACCTTGAACCCGGCATCAGTCCTCATGCTTACATCGAACAACTCGATGCACAATATCCAGACAAAACCCCACAGTGATGTGGGGTTTTTTATTGACTTCGATTTCTCACAATGATATGCTCAATACCATTGTCCGGAGAAATACATGATCACAGTCAATCGTAAGAAATTCGTCGTGGATGAAGCCACATTTCAGCCGAAACTTTTGGCAAATGTCTCGTTAGAGCTATCCTTGGAAACACTCTTGGATGCTGCCTCCTTGGGAACTCGTGACGCATTACACGCCAAGATTGGTGCCGATTTACTGGATAAGATTCAGTTGGCATATTCTACAACTGAACAAATGGAAGAAATTCGGCATATTCACGAAGACGGCTTTACCGAAGCGGATTTGATCGCTGACGGCTTCCAGCCGGTCACCGACTACCGCCAACTATGGTACCGTCTTAAGTAATGATGAAAATCGCCGTCAGGCCCGTGTACGCGGGTGTCACCGGTTTACCAGCAGCCGGTGAACCGGGAGCCTTTGGTGCTGTCAGGAAGCATGACATCCACACAGGCGTCGATATCTACTGTGACCCTTGGGCGACAGTAAGGACGGTCGAAGAAGGCACTGTAGTGGCCGTGGAAGCGTTTACCGGCAAGATAGCCGACTCCCCATGGTGGAATGATACGTGGGCCGTCCTAATCGAAGGGGCGAGCGGCGTCATATGTTATGGCGAAATCAGTCCTAATGCCGATTTCAAACCCGGTACCACCTTACCATGGGGGTTCATCGTGGGAAACGTTCTCACCGTTCTCAAGGAAGACAAGGGTGTCACCCCGACTTCCATGCTCCATTTCGAACTGTATCGCCATGGAACCAAGAAAACGGTTTGGTGGCACCATGGCGAAGAGAAACCTGAAGAACTGCTAGACCCTACCGAACTTCTACAATCCATTTACGGTTCAGAAAACACGTTGATAAGGAACTAACTTGAGGCTCGTAGCGACCAGTGACACACATCACGTTGTAGACATCTCCAGAATTCCGGACGGTGATGTATTCGTTCATGCCGGAGACTTGATGCGAACAGGTTATCCTGACGATTGGAAACGTCAGTTGGAATGGTTAGCGGCCCTTCCCCACAAGGTCAAGCTGTATGTGCCGGGAAACCACGATTTCCATCTTCAGGTCTATCCGGGGCCTGCCCTGCAAGAGATGCGTAACATTGGAGTGACAGTTGTCGGCTTGCCCGGTAACGATCACTATGCCGCGTACACACTTCCCAACGCCATGTCGTTACTTGGGCTTCCATACGTGGTGAACCTGCCACGTTGGGCGTTCAACATCGAAGAAGAAAAGCTGGAAGCGATTCTCAAACGTATTCAGTACCATCACATCATCGTGAGCCACGCCCCGCCCATGAACTGTCTGGACGAAATCAAGGGCAAGCATGTCGGTATCAGTGCATACTGGGAACATGCCTTACAAAGGAAACCGAAACATTGGATTTTCGGTCATATTCATGAAGGGTACGGAACCCTTAACAGTGACTATCTAGGAATGCAATTCCATAACGTCGCAATGTGCAATCGCGCATATGAACACGTTAACGCTCCATTGGTGTTGGATTTGTAATTTGGGGATAAATAGTAATAACTCAAAGGAGAATTACTATGTTCCATGATATCTGTTATTTGGCCGTTGGTGCGTTGATCGGATGGCATGTTCCAAAGCCTAATTGGGCTGCTTTGTTCGCCAAAGTAAAGGCTTGGTTCGTGAAGGAAGTTCCTGTAGTCGTTGCAGATGTAACCAATCCACCAGTACCACCAGCAACAACCCCACCAGCAGTATAAAACAAACACCCGCATTCTATCAAGGATGCGGGTTTTTTGTTGACGCAATGTGGTGATCGGTGTATCCTTGTTCTCCCATCCTCGGAGAACACAAATGGATATCAAACAAACCCTCACTGATCAGTTGGCTGGTGCCTCTGAAGCCCTCAAAGAAAGAGTCGTCCAGATTCAGTTCGAGAAGGAACTGGAAAAACGTGCGGCAGCCGTGATCGCAGGGCTTGCGAATCTGGATACACTGAACAAGAATCTCAAGCAACTTACCGACAAGCCAGATGTCAAGAATTTTGACGTTAATGGTACAAAGGTGATCGAAGCGTATTCTGAAGCTGCGGTCAAATCGATCAAGCAAGCCAAGGAGGCCGTTGACAAGCAACAACTCGCCTTGGCGGATGCTCTGGAACGGAACGATTTCAAGAAATTGTTCGAATCGCAGAATTAACTAAATGCTTCTGGAACGATCAGAGACGATAGAGCATCCATTTGATGTGGAAGCTTATCTCTCAGAAATCAAAGAGTCCCTAGACAAACCGGTATCATTTGAACAAAGCATCAAAGATGCTGTCGAAGCTCGGCTGCGCGATGAGTTCATGCCGCGTCTGTGGACACTGGTTGATCAATACAAACCACCAGTACCGGTTGATGTCCGTAATAAGATTCGTCGCGGTGATGGTGTATGGGTTGATGCGTTTACTTGCAACGAAGATTACACTCTTGGGACTGGAACCCATGCCAATGCGTTCTACTCCCCGTATATTCCGCTGTCAGGCCAACCAACAGGCAACGATTCGACCAAGAGCATTTGTGTCAAGCTAGCTAACACCTATGCACAATCTGTAAAAGATCAGAAAGGTTATAGTCATCAACAAATAACCTCTCCACAAATACTTGAATTTATCGACACACAGGTATGTGAAAGAGTCATATCTCAGTTGAATCCACTGATATCCATCATTCCGATGCAAGCGCCGGTCGCCGTCGCGTATCATTTAGACGCTAAAAATGAGATGTTGCAGTTGTGTTCCACCGCCGTCTCTGCACAGGTTCGAAAGGTGTTTTCCTTTTCACTGGAAAGTTTCTACGATAGAAACACAAGAGAACTTCTCACAGAGAATATTGGACTCATCATCAATGATATAGCACGTTCGATTATCTTCGAGAACGTGTCCTCACTATCTAAAGCATGTGAAACTATCGAAATTGAATCTTCGACGTTTGTCATGGATAGTTTGCGATCAGCCGTTTTGCGTGGCATGAACGAAATATCCAGTCGTAGCAGACGCGGAAAAGGTAATTGGGTATTGTGTGATCCATCTTCCGCGAATGCACTTTGTGGAACGGGGCCGCTAGATCATAAAGCGAATATCGATAAAGATGCCGCCATAGCATATGTTGGGACATTGTATGGAACTATAGATGTCTATTCTACGTTGGCGCTCCCGGCTGGTGAGATTTTGTGTGGATACCGATCCAAAACTCCACATGAAATCGGATTCCTTTATTCTCCGTATCAGATGACCGCATCGAGCGGTATTCTTGTAAACCCTTCTACTTTTCAATCGTGTGTGTCATTCATGACACGTGGCGCATCGACGATGCTCAATGAATCCTACTATTACAAAATGAAGTTGACCTATAATGCACCTGTTTTTTCATGATCTAAATATTGGATCAATGGAGAAAAGGTATGAGAACTGATGGGTCAAACGAAATAGACGATGGCGATGTTATCGTAGTGTCATATGATGCGGGCAATATGCCGCCACAACACAGAAAACGTTATGCTAATTCTATTCGACGTGCAGTGAAGAAGACATTTCCAAAGAATCGTATCTTTGTGCATGATAAATCTATAACGATTTCAATTCTTCGGTAACGAACTCTGGGGAGAGTAAAGCAAACGGAGGATGGGCAGGAATCCCTTGCAGGGAAATCATTCCAGATACCCCACCGACCCCAGCCAGAAGGGCCAGTCATGACTGGCCCTTCGTATTTCTAGTGTAATCGTGTATACTAGGCGGCTGAAACTTGTTAAGGTACGCACAATGACCAACATACAAAAGCCGAACGTGCAAAAACTCACCCCGGAACAGATTGACAATGTCAATAAGGGGAAGTTTTCACGTGGCAAAATTCCAGCAAACAACAAACTCTGGTACCCGTATAAGGGGCCATGGGAACAAATCGTCACGCCTTTGATTGAGCGTTGCAATACTCTCGGCCTGACCATTTGGGAAATCAAAGAGAAGTGGGGTAGTCTGCGTTTCACGACTGGAAGCGTGGATGAATCATTCACAACCCCCGACTTTGAGGCCATCCATGTCCTACAGAACGATATCGAGAATGCCTGCTCTGCATCCTATACCCTGTGCGAAATCTGCTGTCAGCCGGGGAAAGGCCGTAACAATGGACATCACGTCTTTGTGGCGTGCGACGAACATGCGATAAAACGATGAAAGCCTATCCATCCATCACCACCAAGATTGACTTTACGAAACCTGCCGTCGTGTTTGACAAACTCGACGGTTCGAATATCCGTGCGGAATGGAGTCCCAAACAGGGATTCTATAAATTCGGGTCAAGAACACAACTTCTGACTCCAGACCAGACTCAGTTGTACCCCGCAATCGATAAGATTCTTGCTGATTTCGGCGAGGAACTGTCAGTCCGATTCCGTCAAAAGAAAATGGAGCGTGCGGTTGCTTTCTTCGAATACGGTGGCCCAAACTCTTTTGCTGGGTCGCATCCTGACCCCGTGGAAGACCTTACAGCCACCATCATCGACGTGTCTGTGTACAAGAAAGGCTTTATGGCTCCTGACGCGTTCATTCAGTTTACAGATGGTTTGAGGACGCCACGAGTCTTGTTCAGGGGGCGAATGGATGAGGATTTCTTTCAATCCGTGCGCCATTCGACCCTTCCGGGCATGACATTCGAGGGTGTGGTGGGAAAGAGCTTAGAAACTGTTCATAGTGAAGGTGGCCCCATCATGTTCAAAATCAAGTCGAATGCTTGGCTTGACAAGTTGAAGACGTTCTGTAATAATGATGAACAGATGTTTAACCGATTGAAGTGATTCATTCGGATAGTATCACCGGCCACTAAATAGAAAACAGTCAAATCGTTCTTCTTGGGAAAGCTTGCATGCTAACCAAAAAGGAGAACGACCATGCTGCAAAATGTATATTTGGGTGACTGGGGATGCCTCGAAGATGTTCTGGATGCTTTCAGAATCGACAAGGCAGAGGTGAAGGGTTACAAAGTAATTGTCGCGTCCTACGACAACGGCGGGTATGATGGTGATGCCTTTGTCCTGTTGAAGAAGGGCCGCAACTATTACGAGGTAAACGCTAGCCACTGTTCGTGTTATGGTTTGGAAGACATGTGGTCTCTAGAGGACACAACGCCTGCCGCGTTGAAGCATCGTGTGGAGAAGGGAGTGTCCTACGGGGCATTTAAATCTGCTCACGATACTTTGAAAAAGCACTTCAGATGGGAAACCATCTGAAACTATTCTAACGTTGAGCCACAGGCTCCGTTGTGTTAAACTGTGTGGGTATGAGTGGCGCACTTCTGGTGCGTCCGGTACTTCGGTTTTCATGAGACCGATGCGTGGTTCGATTCCACAGCCCACAACCAACTAGAGAAGGGATTACATGAAACACCACAATCTTTCTCATGCAGAACAAATTACCATTTTGCGAAAAACATTAGCGCAAAAGAATGTTTGGAACGAAGCGGCACGAAACGAAATGAAGATCAAGCTGGTCAGGTTGTTCGGTATCTCTGGTATACCTGATGATGCTGTGATAGCCGATGCTCAGATGGCAGCCTTCGAAGCGGCCTATGACGCATTCAAGATGAATCCCCCTTGACAGTTGCTTTTTGAGTCTAATCCTGTATATTGAGTCTCTATTTGGAGACTTTTTTATGCGTCTTGTGGTTGAATTCACGACTGGCGACGGTTGTAACGAATCGTGGGATCATGTGGTTCCATTCGAGTATGAGTCGGCTGAAAAGCTGCTCGTTGACCTTGAAGACGGCTGGAAGACGTGGACTAATGAGACCGCGATAGCACAGGCCAAGATTCAGGCGCATCCGGTTCATGCTCAGATAGGTGGCAAAAAGCGTGTGAGCTTCACTGACAAAGATATGGAAGAATGGCGAGCGTTGTTTGCTTACCGTAGCACCATTCCGTACAAGTTAACATCCGGAACATCTGAGTTGAGTTTCGGACATTTTGAAGAGGGTGGTAAATTCTACGCCCCGCGAATTTATACCGTAGACGAATGGTTCGGGGTTTACGGAATGTAATGGGTGAAAAGCACCACTCTTTGGAGGGTGGCGGCGAAGTAACCAAGTCGAGACCGACAGCGTGACGCCCCTCCAACGTGTGAGGGTCTACGAAGCGAATGAGGAACATGTGCCTCTTGTCTCGGCGGCGCTTTTTCATTTAGTGACAATATCACTAAATATGATTTATGCACCCTTAGAACAGCGGTAGTTCGCTTCCTTGACATGGAAGAGGTCAGTGGTTCGATCCCACTAGGGTGTACCAATTTGTTTGTAATGGTGTACAATGCCCATTACGTTGTTTCATGCCAGTGTAGCTTAATTTGGTAGAGCGTCTCATTCGTAACGAGGCAGGCGTGGGTTCGATTCCGACCGCTGGCACCAATTCATTGCTGATGTAGTTTAATGTAGAACCCCTTCTTGGTATGAAGGATAGCGCAGACTCAACCCCTGTCATCAGCACCAATCATAGAGATGTGTCATGTATACCGCACCGGTTGTTTACGATGCCAAGGCATTTGCTAATGCAAATTTCGATATCAGGTCGGACTTCGACAGATATTGGAATGATTTGCCGTGGACAGAGAGAGGCGCACCGAGAAGGGAAGCATTCGTCGCTACGAAGCCGGTGGATTATACCTACGGTAAGAGCGAGTATGCCAGAACCTATTCTTCTTCTCCGATTCCGGAATTCATGAAGGAATTCTGGGCTTTGGCTGAAGAATTTTCGAATGCCAAATTCGAGTTGTGCTTCTGCAACGGATACATTGATGAGAAGAACCACTTGGGGTGGCACGCCGATGACAGCGATTCCGTGGATGATGTCAGACCGATTTTGGTCGTGAGTATCGGTGCTGAAAGGGAAATCTGGTTCAGGGACAAGGCAAGAACGTTCGTGGACAAGTTGAAGTTGGGTAACGGTTCCGGTTTGTTGATGATGGCCGGAATGCAGGACACCCACGAACACAGGATTCCGAAGCACAGTGCAAAGTGCGGCCCGAGAATCAGTTTCACGTTCAGAGGGTTGGTAGAAGCTTGAATGGAGTCCCGTTGGGGTGTATACTCAACGGGACTTTATACTTGGCGATCTACATGGAATTCAAAGAAGAAGACTACACCCCTCAACAGGCTCAAAACGAGTATCTTGAACTGTTGGTCAAGGCTGCTAGACGGTGTGCTTATGATCTTGCACATGCTGCCGACTCCATACCAAGGCACGACGAATTTCATAAGGTGTTTACCGAACGTGCCTACATGTGGCAAAAAGTGTTTACACCCGGAGATGACGGCAAAAATTACCGCCATCGCCTACATGGAGTAATTGGCGACTTAGAAAGAAAAATCGAAAAGTTGAGAAAACGATGTGAAGATAATAACATCGATATCTCCGACCTACGTCTTGACAATGATTGGTTTTGACTAAATAGTTTTACGGTAGGTGACCAATATGGCAAATGGAACGGCCCGATAAGCCGGGAGAGCAATCTCATCGCTGGTTCGACTCCAGCACCTACCACCAACAAGGAAAGTGTTATGAAGCGTATCATCGAAATCAAGGGTGCCGAAGGCGGAGCAGACGCCAGCCTATTCGTGCGAGACCTATCCAAGGCGTACCAGAAGTTGTTCATTCGCTTCGGTTGAAAGCATCACGTCCTACGCGACGTGTATGGCGAAGTGACTCTGGAAGTAGCAGGCGACGATCTAACAGGTCTGGACGCCGAAGCAGGGGGCCATCGCATCCAACGGATTCCACCGACTGAAAGAAAGGGTCGAATCCACACAAGCACCGTAACAGTAGCCGTCATGTCTCCCAATAACGTGAAGACCGTTGTCCGGGATTCAGATTTGAAGGTCGAATGGTATTCAGGTTCTGGAGCCGGTGGTCAGCATCGGAATAAAGTCCAATGTTGCTGTAGGTTGACCCACATCCCTACCGGAACAATGGCCACAGCACAGACCAGAAGTCGCCAGAACTCCTACAAACTCGCCAGAGAGACGATAGTCGAACGAGTGGAGTCTGCCGCAGCTTCGAAGCACAAACACGAGACATCCATGGATAGGAAGCAACAGATGGGGTCTGGGATGCGTGGCGACAAACGTAGAACCTATCGATTCCAAGATGATATGTTGAAAGACCATGAAACAGGACGCTCTGCTTCTTGTGAACAGGTTCTTGCTGGTTTCTTCGAGCTATTGTGGTAAGCTAAATACTTAACTAACCCGGAGGATAACGAAATGACTCAGCGCCAAGCAACAAGGGGCAACCGAAACTAACGGTCAACGGCCTCTCAAACAAATTTAAGAAGATGTCGGAGATATACAAAATCTTCTTCAGAGATGAACGCTACGATTTCGGAGACCAATCCCTGATTGACATGTACAATCAAGAGAGTTACGGGACGGATGTATCTCCCCTCAACGGATATTATTGGGGGAAGAAATGGATGAACATCACCATAAAATCTTGGAAAGAAGATATCAAACTCGGTATTCTTTTAGAAACAGAACTGTACAATGACCCAACGTTTCCGCATTGGTGGTTAGATAAAGTATTCCCTCAAGGGAAAAATTCTATTGACAAGCATGGATAGGTCAATTAGAATACAACCTAACCCAAGAGGAAAATCCATGGAAATTGCGGGAATCCACGAACGCCTTGCCGCAAAACGGATTGAATTGGATAATATTCGTGCCGAACTGAAGGCCCAATTCTATGGTATCGATGCTCAAATCGACAAAATAGTCGAGTCGATCAAAACGTGGGTTATGCTGCCTGAAATCATCATGCAGCCATTGATCATCAATCTCTGGGGTCTGACAGGTGTTGGCAAAACATCATTGATCCGTGCCCTCGTGTCAAAACTGCGTTTCACCAACAAATACGTTGAAATCCAGATGGGAGACGATTCGTCTTTCGGATTCAGCCGCAACAACCTCTGCACCATCCTTAAACAGTCTGCCATTGGTGAAGGTGAGCCGGGTATCATTCTGTTGGACGAGTTCCAACGTTTTCGTACCAAGGCTCGCGACGGTGACGACCTCAAGGATTTGAAGTTCCAAGATATCTGGATGCTTCTGTCTGATGGTCGATTCGCCAAGGACTACGCTCTTTACGAAGAGCTAATGAGCTTCACTGAATACGCACTCATGTCCGCTTCAGATCGTGATGACGATGACGATGACGATGATGACAACGAACGAGCGGCAAAGCGCAAGAAAAAGCAGGCTCCCAAGAAGCCGTTCCGTTTGAACCGTTGGCAGGTTTCCAACCTGCGAGGCTTGCTCGGTAAGAGCTATTCCAGTGAACTCTTGGCTACCAAGAGCATCGATGAACTAAAAGAAATCATCGATGACTACCTCAACAAGGAAGCCGGTGGTTCCATCGACTATTCCAAATGCTTGATCTTCATCAGTGGCAATCTCGATGAAGCGTACTCCATGTCCGAAGATACAGATGACTGCGATACCGATGCCGATATCTTCCACGAGTTTTCCAAGAAGATAAACATCATCGACATCAAAGCGGCCTTGAGCATGCGTTTCAAACCGGAACAGATTGCTCGCTTGGGCAACAACCATATCATCTACCCATCGTTGGCACGTTCATCGTATGAAAGCATCATCGATTCTACCTGTCGCGGATATTTGACACGAGCCGAAGATATCTCCGGCATCCGCTGTTCCATGGGGTCTTCCGTGGTTTCGGAAATCTACGACAATTCAGTATATCCTACACAGGGAACACGTCCGGTGTTCTCCAGCATCCACAAGATGTTCGGAAGTCCACTGTCAGATGGTATCTTCTGGGCCATTTCAGAGAATATAGATTCCATGAGTGTGGACATTTCTTCGGAGAAGTCTGCCATTGTCTTCAGTTCGGGAGATAAATCTAAAGAAGTAGCGGTCGATTTTGATATTCGCAATCGTCGGTCGGGATATTCGGAAGATTTTCTTGCGTTGGTGTCCACACATGAAGTGGGCCATGCAATTATCTTATCGCACCTGTTCCGACAACCACCCATGGAAATCATGGTCAATCCGGCTTCCTTCGAGGGTGGTTACACTCTGTTGGAGTACAAGTCCGACAATCGCCAAACGTATCTGGATCGCATCTGCGTATCGTTCGGCGGCACGGTTGCCGAGGAAATCATATTCGGCGAATATAAAATATCTGCCGGTAACGCCTCGGATATCAAGAATGCAACCGCTATTGCAGGTAAGATGGTTCGCTGGTCGTCAATGACCAAGGAACAGATAGGAGCGGTCAATCCAGATGAACCGTTGATGTATCGTAACTCGGATAAAAGCGATTTATTGATCGAAGAGATACTTCGTGACCAGCGTCAGCGGGCCACGGAAATCCTCACCGAAAAACGGGAGTTCTTGATCAAATGCGCCAAACACCTGATGACACGTAAAAAGATGACCGCAGAAGAGTTCATGAGCTATGCGGAAAACCAGTTCATCTTTGACGGTTACAGCAAAGAGAAAAAGATGGTTGACATTCGCGAAAAATACGCAGATATTCTTAACAAAGCCTGAGCTTTATTTTACGTTATCTTTGGTGTGCCGGTATAAATACTTGCATTCCAAAGAGGTAAAAGAGGCCCATGCGCAAGAAAGCATTATTCATCTGTAAGCAGACAAATGATAACATCCCTAGCTCGTATGGATACTTCAGAACGTTCTCCGGCTTATTCAATAGCGCCAAGTTTGTATCTGAAATGCTCCATGAAGAAGGGTTCTACTCTCACATAGAGATTGCGCACGACAACAACGATATTGACAAGCTTGTAACCAAGCATCGACCCGACGTGGTTTTCATCGAAGCTCTGTGGGTTGTGCCAGAGAAGTTCGTTGTTCTTCATCGCCTGCATCCTAACGTGAAATGGGTAGTACGTTTACATAGTGCATTGCCATTTTTGGCGATGGAAAGCTTGGCCGTCGATTGGTGTGTACGCTATTTGATCAACCATGATAATGTCATGGTTGCTCCAAATATGCCAAGCTTGGTTGATGACATTGGTTTGATGGTTTCATCTTTGGGTATTGATTTGCGCAAAATCGTATATTTGCCGAACTACTATCCTATCGAAAAACATACTCCGAATTATGAGCGACATCATACTAAATGTGACGGTGAAGATTTCATCGTAAATATAGGTTGTTTCGGAGCGATCAGGCCCTTCAAGAACCAGCTAATACAAGCGGTGGCTGCCATCAAGTTCGCAAATACGATTGGTGCCAAACTACGCTTTCATATTAATGGAAACAGAATCGAGCAACAGGGAAATAGCAATCTGAATAATATCAGAAGTTTATTTCAGTATCAGCAGAAACATGAATTAGTAGAACATGCATGGCAGCCGCATAAAGGGTTCATCAAACTACTTGAAACCATGGATATGGGTATGCAAGTGAGTTTCACCGAAACCTTCAATATCGTGACCGCAGACATGGTTAGCCTTGGGATACCAGTGGTCACTTCTTCGGTAATTGATTGGGTAAATCCAGACTTCTATGCCGATCCCAACAGTACACAAGATATTTTCGAAACACTTCTAAGGACGTGGGAAAGTAGTAAATACCACACACAGTATACAAATCGAGAAGGTTTGGCAGAATACGACAAAATCGCCAAACATCTTTGGACTTCGTTCTTAGATGGGACACACCACCATCACAAGGCACATCATGAGCAACCGTGACAACTTTGATTTCTTGATAGAAATGCATGAATCCGTAGCTTGGGAAACTATTCAAGAGTATGGATTTATACCAAGAGTCATTCGACGTAACAACATTCCTATCGTTTGCACTCGTGATAACGTTCCTAACCGTATCAATCTTAGAATTTCCTCCAATATCGTTGAATCATACGATCTGGGATAACCCCAAAAAGAGCCTATGTATACCATATCACTTGATCCACAAGGTGGAATTGTCATCGTGTGCGATGACCATACCTTCCCGCTTTACCGCCGATTACATCTGACAGTCCGTTCCGGCATAGAAACCGATGACACCCTTCTAATGGCCTTGGAAGACGATGTATATGCCGAAGTCGTTTCCTATCTTGAAACGACATTTGGAATAGCCTCGGGTCTTCAAGATACCAACAACCCACTGATTCATAAGATGAAACTTGAGATACTCAATTCCTTTCTTGATAAAATTCAGAACGGAATTATCAATAGGCTCAAGCCGCGTGGTGTTGTCTCATTTTCGATAGAGAGATTGACTCCTGAACTCTAATGATGGACAATGTATCCATCTTCAAAAGGGGTTCCGTATGCTTACCAGAGACAACATCGAAGCCATCGTGGCCGATTGTACGTTCAATGATTGGACGTTCCGAGTCGGCGAAAGCGACGGTGCGTTGTTTGTCCAAGTTCTATTTCGAGACAAGGATAGAATTACTGGCATTGAAGAATGGCAGCATTGCCGAAAGTGGATGATATCGAAGCACTCCACGAAGTCCGAAGTGGTGCGTACCGCGTTCAAGGCCGTTGAGGCTGCGGTGATACATGAAGCACAGGAAGCTTTCAAGTACAAGGGATGTCGCGTGTACAATCCGCATTTTGACATTGACCTTCTCGTTGAGTTCACCCAAGGAAAGCATCTTTCGTTGCGCCCGGAACCCCCGACATCATGAGGTATAAGCTAGCAGGCCCTTATCCTCACGAAATTCATATTACCGTAGACCCAACTTCCGATCCTTCACGATTTGAACAGACGTGCAAGGATTTGCATTTGAAGCCGGTTTTGGTGAAGAACATCGCCAAAAACAAACAGGTCTATACTGATCTACTCACGTCACAAACGCTGATGTCAAACAGTGCCGTGGCCATGCAAACCATGGCAAAAACGGCTCTTGCATTAGAAAGCCGTGGCTATAAGATCGTTCGAAAGAAGATTGAGACGGCACCGACGCATATAACGGTACCGACCATAGACAACGGGTTCCCGGCAACCGAAGCATCTGTTACCTATTTTGAATCGCATATCAAAGTGGTGGAATTGATCGATGGGGAGTTCCCAGAGGATAGGATCGAAGTGAGCGCCGCATTGGGGCATATTATGCGAGCTAACCCCAAGATTCATCTATCAGTAACATATGCAGAAGCGTTTGCCAAGATCAAATCCTTTATCTTTACCATACGAGACCGTAATACTGTACTGGAAGTATTCAAGAATCAGGTCGAAACCTTCAGTAGAACTCTAAGCGGTTGCGGGTTCCACACTCGTTCCCCGGAAATAGAGTTCGCCATCTACGATTCCAACATCAACCATGACCTTGAGTGGATGAAACCCCTTGCGTCCAAGTTGTAATCTTGAGATAATGATGTATCTCAGAGGTATAAGTAATGACCAAGAAATTCACGATGCTCCTGATGTCCAATGCGACAGAGAACAACAACAAGTTCTATGAAGTCAAGTTGGAAGATGACGACTCGGTAATCGCACGCTATGGCCGCGTCGGCGCTCAGGGTGTAGTGGAAAACAAGGGCTATGGCGAATCTACGTTTGATAGTGTGATTGCCAAGAAAAAGAAGAAAGGGTATCGTGAAGTCGATATTCTGACGACCAATAATGTCGCAACTACCTCGACTGCATCGTCGCCTGTCCACACAAGTTTGGTGGAAGTTGCCAAGCGTGATATCGCAAAACACAATCCGGAACTGAACCAACTTCTGGAACGACTGGCGAAAATCAACAAATTTCAGCTTCTGGCTGCATCCGGTGGGCAGATTGACATCGTTGACGGCGTCGTCCGCACACCGCTCGGGCTGGTCACGCTCAATAGCGTGAAAACTGCACAGGACAAGTTGGTCAGTCTTGAGCATTTCATCAAGACAAGCCACAGTGATGACAAGGGATATATTTCCACTCTGGAAGATTACCTGACCCTCGTTCCGCAAAAAATTCCGGCCAAGCGTGGCTGGCACACGGCGTTCTTTACGGAGTTCACTTCGTTTCAGAAGCAGAACGAACTGTTGGAACAGTTGGAAAACTCCATCATCAGCAATAGCGCCGCTCCGCCAACTCCGGTCACCGATAAAAAGGATGCCGAAGTGAAGCGCGTCTTTGGCTATTCCTTGGACAAGGTCAGCGACAGGGACGTGTTCAAGCGGGTGGAGAAGTATTACACGTCCAACATCAATCGTGGTCACGCCTGCTCGCATCTGAAGCTGAAGAACCTCTTCGTCATCACCAATGATGATAAGAAGGCCCGCTATCATCGGATGCTCGGCAAGGTCGGCAACGAGAAGCAACTCTGGCATGGCACCCGCGCCCATAACGTGCTGTCCATCCTGAAGGCTGGCCTGATTATCCCAACGTCTTCCGGTGGTTACACCATTACTGGTAGAATGTTCGGTGATGGTGTATACTTTAGCGACCAGTCGAGCAAGAGTCTCAACTACGCCCATGGCTATTGGGGCGGTGGCCCACGTGAGAACAACTGCTTCATGTTCTTGGCGAATGTCGCGATGGGCAAGGAATACGTCCCACCGCGTCCCATGCACCGTCCACCGGCAGGGTATGACTCCATGTTCGCCATTGGTGGTAAGAGTGGCGTGGCCAACAACGAAATGATTGTGTATGACCTTGACCAGACCCATTTGGCCTATCTGTGCGAGTTCGACGCTTAACTTCCATCACAAACGAGGAAATTCCATGAAAATGTTTATCCCATCCCTTGATGACAAAAAGACCATCACTGTGGACAACGTCACAAAGTCTGAAGCAGAAGCCTTTGCAAGCTTCTGGGACTTTTCGGTTACCCGCAAGCGGAAAATCAACAGGAACGATGATGCCACTCCGGCGATGGTACAGTTCTTCACCGGTAACGTGGACTTGACTTCACTGGATGAAGACTTCGACGAACTCGACAATCTCGTTGAGAACCTGATGACTTCACGCGTCCCACAGAAGCGTGGTCGCCGTATCGTCATTGTGGACACGGATACCAATGAAGTTGGCGTCGGAACGACCGTGGTATACAACCAGAACTGGGCTATGCGTGGTGTGGATGACGATACTGTCCCGACCACTCTGGCCGCTGTCGCGACCAAGATGAACGACTGAAAATACCAACCGTTTTCTAGATAGAGAAATGGCCCTTCGTGGGCCATTTCTTTGGAAGCCTATGAATCGATTTACTCGCTCCTATTACGACAATTCGTTTTTCAAATTCGTGCAATGTCACTGGCAGGCATTAGCCTTGTCAGCACTCGCTCCCGTGTTCAGCGTGTTTTGTTTGTATTCAAATCATGTCTTAACCGTGCGACAGATGATCGTACAGATCATTTGTACCATTGGACTTTTCGGCTTCATTCTGATATGTTTGATAGTCAAGTGGAGAAGTCTCAATGACTGAACATTATTACACCGGAGTCGGTAGCCGTCAGACTCCCACAGATGTAGGCGTCGCAATGACGTGCATAGCCGCTGCGCTTGAGAGGGGCGAATGGGTATTACGTTCTGGGGGTGCCGATGGCGCAGATGCTTTCTTCGAAGCGGGCGTCATATCTGATACAATGAAAGAAATCTATCTACCATGGAAGAAGTTCAATAAAAGTACCAGTCAACTCTTTAAATCGTTGCCAGAGGCTACGGAAATAGCCAAATCAATAATTCCACATTGGGAACATTTGAATCACGCTGGAAGGGCACTTCATACAAGAAATGTGCATCAAGTCTTAGGGCAAGATTTACATACGCCTTCATCACTTCTCGTGTGTTGGACAAACGAAGCGCATGAACTGGGAGGTACGGCAACCGCAATAAAACTGGCCAGAAAGAATCACATTCCGATTCTTAATTTTGGAAAATTCGAAGATCAATCGACTGCAAATCTCCTCGAACAATTTTCGGCATTCTATGAGTTCTCTGGCGATTTTGAGCCTGTCTCGTTAATTTCTAGTTAATTTTTCGTATGAAAAGTGTTGACAACACCGGTTTCCGGGTGCTATAAATACTGTTCCTACGAGAAACTTCACGTAGCAGACCACTAACCAATGGAGATTTACCACATGATCAAGCAATTTCTTTTGACCGCTGCAATTGCAGCCGCCCTCATCGCCCCAGCAGCTTTTGCTGCGACGAAGGCAGATGCAACTGTCTCTGTCCAGAGCAACTACGTGTACCGTGGCGAGTCCGCCCAGACCGGTGCAACTGTTGGCCTCGACCTTCGCTTTAACGATGTTGTGCTTCCGGGCCTCTTCGTGACCAGCGACTTTGATACCACTCAGCTTACCCCGTTCAATGGCAACGTTCGTGTCCGTTCGGATTTCGGCGTGGGCTATGAGTTCACACGTTGGAACACCAAGTTCGACGTTTCGGTGAACCATGTGTTCAATCCACTGTTCTACAGTGCCGATTACACGGAACTGCGTGGACGCGTTGGATACGGCCCGGTGTATGCCGAAGTCGGACAGGGTTTGACCAGCAACGTCAATCGTGACACCTATGTCGCGGTTGGTGCGGAACACAGCTTCCTGACGCCGAAGTTGATTGTCGGCGGCAAGGTCAGTGCCAAGCATTATAATCTGACCGACTTTGGTCAGGGCACTGAGAACCACTTCAACAATGCCGAAGCTTACGCCAGCTACAATGTATGGCGTGGTCTCGACCTGACGGCCAATTATTCCTTTGGGGGTACGGCGGCACAGGGACGTAACATCGGCAATTACTTCTGGGGCGGATTGCAGTACCGTTTCTAAGTAGCCTGTGATAGAATGAAAGGGCCGAAAGGCCCTTTCTTTTTGGAGAAAATAATGCAATTACAGGAAACCGCTATCGATTATTCGTTGTTGGGTAAAGCTGTCGAATTTTACAAGGCGTTGGGGTTCACCGAAGTTCAAGTTCCTTGGATTATCGAACCATATTGGTCACGAGTAACCAATCCTCATGCCGGTCTACGCAATACCTTCGTGCTTGACGATGGGAATTGTCTCTTGGCTTCAGCGGAGCAGGGACTGATCAGAAACGCGGTCTACGGGCTTCTCAAGCCCGACGTGGATTACTTCAGC